TAACCCACCTAACCGGGTCAATTTTGCATGCCGATTCACAAGATAGAGATGCATCTCGGACTGGAAGAGCTTCTGGAGGCGATCACTCAAATTATGCGAAGTTCAAAACGTCAGCCTGCCTATCATATTGTCGATTGTGGTGCTTTGTTTTTGAAAGTGCTGGTGTCTTGCACAAAGGTGCGTGAGGAGAGCGAATAATCGCTTTGGCTCATTAAATCACAGGCCCATGCTATCGGCATCAAAACATCTATAGCCTGAAGATCGAGAGGGGATCGATATGGCGAGAGCACAGTTGAACTTGAGTATCCAGCCGTATCGCATGCTGAAGAGAGCTGATGCGGCTTCCTATTGCGGTCTAAGTGCAACCAGCTTCCTGGCCAACTGTCCGGTTCCCGCTGTTCTTCTTCCCGGAGGGCGTAAGGTCTGGGACGTCAAGGATCTGGATCGCTGGATTGAAGGCTTAAAGGAAGATAGCCGTCCATCGGATGATGATCTCCTCAATCAGCTGGGGGCTTGAAATGACGATAATCCGAGTCAAAGGCTTCAAGATCTTCAATGACCAGCATGGCAAGCTGCGGTGTTATCATCGCAAGACTGGTGAACCAATCAATCTGGAAAAAGCGCCAATTGGCAGTGCTGCTTTTCTGGCGGAATGCGAGCGACTGACAAGCTTGATGTCCGTGGCTGATACCAGCAGGCCGGGCACGCTTGGCAATCTGATTGACAAGTATCGCGCCAGCTCTGCCTTTCTTGAACTAGCTGATCGCACCAAGTCGGACTACCAGAAGGTCTTTGATTATCTGGCACCAATCCACAACACACCCCTCACCCGCTTTACCTCGCCCTTCATTGTCAAACTCAGAGATAAAGCAGACGAACAGCGTAAGCGGCGTTTTGCCAACTATGTTAAGCAGGTGCTTTCTGTTTTGTTTTCTTGGGGCAAGGAGCGTGGGTTCGTCAAAGAAAACACTGCCCTTGGGGTTAAATCCATCCGCAAACCTAAGAACGCTCCAATCGCCAATAGGCCCTGGACAGATGACGAGCGCAGGATCGTTTTAAAACACGCCCCGGCTCACATGGTCCCTGCCCTTACCTTAATGATGTATACAGGGCTTGGCCCACAAGACGCGCTTACGCTTTCCAAGCAGCAATACCAAAATGGTTTCATCTCAACACGGCGAGCCAAAACGGGGGCCCCGGTCTTTTGGCCTGTCATTACACCTTTGAAAGCAGCTCTTGATGATGCGCCAGAGCACGAAGCCCTAACGCTTTGTGCAAACTCCAGAGGGCAACCATGGACTGTCTCGGGGTTCAGAGCATCGTGGAGAAAGCTGCGCATCCAATTAGAAGACAAGAACCTGATTGAGCCAGGCCTTACTCTTTATGGTCTGCGACATACGGTGGCGACCATTTTGCGGGAGGTTGGGCTGAACGACAGAGACCTTGCTGCAGCGCTTGGACATGAGACAGAAGCGATGGCACGGCTTTATGCAAAAGGCGCTGATTTACGCAAAAGCATGTCGGATATTGCAGTCCGATTTGTGTGGGGGGGACTGTTATTCTGCACAGAGGTATAGGCGGGTAAAATTGAATGAACCCGTTGAAACTTCTCAATTATATCGTTTTGGATAGGGAAAAGCATTTTGCACAGTGTTGCGCAAAATATATTCAAAATGGGCGCTTAGGTGTGCATATAACGGTCAAAAATGAGCAAAAGAAAGTGGTACGTTTGAATTGGCTGGCTTCAAGGGCAGTTTAGCTGAAGCGGTGACCGCACCACACTACTTTGCCGATGATATGAAAATCTTCAAGATCAGAGCGTTTTAGCAGCTCGTCTTTGTGAATAGGATTTTGGCTGATCAGCTCAACATCGCCCTGAATTGTTGGGCGGAGGTACTTAACACGCGCCAAACCACCGTAGACAAAGGCATAGACGCCATCAGACAGTGTGTTGCGCTTTTTGTCGACCATCACTAGATCACCGTCGGCGATGAGCGGATCCATACTGTCACCGTCCGCAGTGAGGATAATCAAGCCGTCTGAACTGCTTCTGCCAAGTTTCCCGCCTAAAAATTCTTTAGTGAACGGAATATCTTCCACTCTCTCGATGCTATCGCCGTTCAAAGCACCGTTACCAGCGGCTAGGTGGACATCAACACGTGGGATGGTAATAAAATCAACCGCCTGTGCTTTATTTGGCTCGACATTTTGGACGCCTTCAATGAGCCATTCAATACTCACGTTAAATAACCTTGCAATTCTCAAGGCTTTGTCTGCACTCGGCATCCCGTCATTCAGATAATTTCTGAGCGCTCCAACCGATATCTCACATTTTTCTGCAAACTCTGCTCGACTGTCATCGCCCATAAGCTTTTTTAAGCGCTCAGAGAAGGTGCCATTGTTAGTCATTTGCAACAATGGCCTAACGGCCACCCTTTTATAAACAGAATACGCGCCTTATTAAGCCATTGTAAGCGCTATATAAAGCCAATAATCAGGTTAAAAATAACCATATCAAACAGTGGCAGGTTATATATAGCTTTAAATCGAGCTTTATTTAGCTATTCTATCTTCATTCGTTACCAACAAGTGCAAATCACCAAGGTGAGTCGCACGGTGAATAAAAAAGCGGCTGCTGCAACAGTCCGCTTTTAAGGAGATACAATGGCTAGACGCACACCCCAAATGAAGTGGGACAAGCATTCAATCAAGGCTGAGTTACACCGCAAAGAGTGGACGCTCACCGAAATCGCTGCCAGAGAAGGCATGCACCGTACCACGTTGACCAAGGCTCTGGATACCGGAACCGGACGTGGCGCGGAGCTTATCTCCAAATATCTCAATATTCCTTTGGAAGAGCTTTGGCCTAACCGGCGCAAGCGCTCTGCCCATGTCATCTACAATAGCGACAAACACGGCCCAAGCGCTAGTCAGAAAAACCGACCTCTCGCTGACACTCCACTTACCGAGGCAGAGGTGGCGGCATGAGAACGGCTCGCGCAACACGATGTGTTGCCCCGCGGTTTTATCGGCGCTTTGATTATCACGCGGGACAAGACAATCTCCTCAAAGACTTTGCCAGTGCGATTGCCCTTGGGATGTTCACCACTGCGTTTGTGTTTTGGGCTTGGGTGCTGTGCGTAGCAGTCGCGTCTTACAGAGTGGGATACCCACTATGAGAGCCCGCCGCTGCCAACATACTGACGATTTACTGAGCTGGCAGCCTCCACAGGTAGAGGCCCGTTTTGAACCAATGCGGGTTCGCTCGGCGACTCCTTCTGGCAAAGTCTGCCGGGCCTTGTCTGAGGCCATGAAAGAAGATGGTCGTAGCCGCGAGGAAATCGCAGCAGCCCTGTCTGAACATCTTGGAGAGCCCATCAGCAGGGACAGTCTGGATGCATGGGCAAGTGAAGCAAGGGAAGCCAGCAATATTGCCGGGTATCGCCTGATCGGCCTCGTTTCCGTTTTGAGATCAAAAGAACTGCTTAACGAGCTTCTGGCTCGCACTGACATGATTGTGGTGGACCGGAAGTATCGCCCTCTCATTGAACGGCAACTGATGGAAGAAGCGCAGACGCGCATCAAGAAAATGATCCAGAAAGTAGACAAAGAATGGAAGGGCTTGAAATGAGCGGAACAGTTCCAGCCCTATCGGATAACGGTACGAAGCGTGAATGGTTTACGGCTCGTGAGCTAGCGGATTTAAAACTTCCGGAGATCCCCCAGAGTGACCGCAAATCTGTGATCCGCTTCATCGACAGGCACGATTGGCAATCCTCTTCCCTCGCTCGAAAACGCAAAGGTCGAGGCGGTGGCTGGGAGTACCACATTGACTTACTACCAGAGCCAGCTCGTAAAGCGTTAGAAGCTCGGTTCAACATTGAGCGTCTTAACGCAGACGTGCCTGTTGTGCGGGTTAAAGCGCCTGTGACTTTGGCGGATGCTGACGGCGCACAACGTCGCGCTGCGGAAGCTCGTAAACAGATCTTGCAGATGGTGGAGCAGCTGGTCATGCGCGGCATGGCTTATGACAAAGCCGTATGTGGGCTCACGGCTAAAGTGAAAGTGCTCCTGAACCAAGAGGTTCTAACGCCGGATGAGGAGCAGTTACTTCAGTTGGTGCGCACGGCCAAGGACAAGGGAACGGGGATCTCCCGCCGTGCCATTTACAACTGGCGCAAGGCATTTAAGGACAGCGGCTTTGCTGGTCTCATTCCGGGCAAGCGCAAGCAGGATGCGCTTAACGCTGAGCGCTATGCCTGGGCACCGGGATTCCTCAAACTCTATGCCGATCCGCGCAAGCCAACCGTCGCGCTGGCGCTTGATCAGTACCGCGCCAGCCTTCCTGATCCTGCACAGGCCCCAAGTTACGACCAGGTCAAACGTTATCTGACCAAGCTGAAGAAGGCCGACCCGATTGCTGCCTATAAAGGCCGCGAAGGTCTGCTGGCGCTTAAGGCCCGCAAAGTCTATGTGAGCCGGTCAACTGAAGGGTTGGAACCAACCGACATCTATACGGCTGACGGCAAGACCTTTGACGCTTTTGTCGCACACCCATTTTCCGGCAATCCGATCCGCCCTGAGATCACCAGCATTTTGGACGTAGTGACCCGCAAATGCGTTGGTTATTCCATCGGACTGAATGAGAAGGCCTACGATGTTTCTGAAGCCCTGCGCAATGCCAGCATGGCAAGCGGTGTTGCTGCGATTTTCTACGTAGATAACGGTAAGGGCTACAAAAACCTGCTGCTGGATGAAGCTGCAGTAGGCATGCTGAGCCGCCTTGGCACACACAAAGAACACAGCATAGCCTACAACTCGCAGGCTCGCGGTATTATTGAACGGTTTAACGGATCAGTTTACACCCGCCTTGCCAAAACGCTGCCAAGCTATGCTGGTCGTGATCTGGACCGGGAAGCCGCGCTGAAGCTACACAAGAAAATCAAGAATGATCTTAAAGAAACCGGCGCATCCGAGTTACTCATCAGCTGGAACGAGTTCCTCAAAATTTTTGATGGAGCTTTGCAATACTACAATGATCGACCTCATTCAGCTCTACCACAGGTGCGTGGAAGCATCACCGGCAACACTCGCCATATGTCTCCCAATGAATATTGGGCTCAATTTGAATCTCACGGTTTCAAGGCCGTCACTCTTGCCAAGGAAGACAGTGACGACCTGTCTCGACCGGCAGTTCGCCGCAAGGTTTCACGCGGCCTCGTAACAATTGAAAAGAACCGCTACTTCGCGCTGGAGCTTGAACGTTATGACCGCCAGGAAGTCATGGTTTGTTATGACATGTTGGATGCAAGCCAAGTATGGGTGCGCGAGCTTGATTATGTGGACGGCATTGAAACCCCAGGTGCGTTGATCTGCACTGCCAAGTTTGAAGGCAACAGCCAAGCTTACTTCCCCAAACCGGTTATCGAAAGCGCCCGCGAGAAAAAAGCAAAGACAGCAGCCAAACGGCTGGAAGACAAGCTGCGCCGTGTCGAGCAAGAGCAGCGTCCGGGCTATCTCGTGGAGCATTCTGGCGAGCAGCCTATGGAAGTGTTTGCTTCGGCCCCCGGCTTTGAAGAGCGCGACGACGATCTTGTTTCAGTCGTGATGAAGTCGGCTCAGCCCGAAACCAACGTGGTTCACATGGCGGAACCAATTGAAGTTCAAGAACCGAAATCTCAACCCACAACCAAATCCGGCAGGCCAGTATTTAAGTCCAAGGAAGAGCTTGCTGTTTGGGTCCTGGATAATCCTGAAAAAATGACCGATCTGGACAAAAAAATCCTGTCGGACTGTGTGACCAACAGGACTTATCTGGACCTCTTTGAAGCGCTTGGTATCGACGCGGAGAGCCTTCGAACTCTCCTCCGTGCCGCTGCCTGACGCCCCTATAAACGCACTTAAGGAACTAACAGATGCGGAATGACTTTGTAAAGACCTCCAACGTGCAGCGCTTTTTTAACGCGCTGACTGCCCTGAATGAACGGGGCGCACAAGAGGCTTGCCTTGTGGTCGTGGACGGACTGCCGGGACTTGGCAAAACAACCACCTTAAGAAACTGGGTGGGCAAGACTGGCTCGATTTACCTGCGGGCCAAGAAAGAGTGGACGCCAAGCTGGTTTATGAATGAGCTTCTGGAGGCCTTGCGGGTACACCCACCTCATGCATTCCAGAAAAAGTACCGCAAGGCTCTTGAGGAGCTGGCCGGACGGCAAGCTTCTGCTGGGATTGAAAGCAAGGCGTTTGGGCTGGTGATTGATGAGGCAGACCACGTCTCCAGCAAATCAGCAATTTTGGAGACCATTCGCGACATCTCCGACATGATTGAGCTGCCAGTCATTTTGGTGGGCATGGGCAAGGTCAACGATAACCTAACACGCTTTCCGCAGGTTGCCTCCCGTGTTTCCCAAAAAGTTCGTTTCGAGAAATGCTCTGAAGACGATGTAAGGGCTTTGATCGACGGGCGCTGTGAAGTGCCGGTGGCTGATGACTTGCTTAAATTTATCCGCAAGGTTTCTGGCGGGTATAATCGCGAAATTTTAGAGGCCATTGCCAATATTGAGCGTCATGGATTGCTTAACCCTCCCGGTGAAGGCGGGCTGACTATGGCAGACATGGCCGGGGTGACCATCATCAATGACCGCTCCTCCAACCGTCCAATCACGGTGCCGGAGGTGCTGGCATGACGCTTCCTGGCGAAATCCCGACAACCTTGCTTTACAGCCTTGGAGATGGCGCTTGCCGGACCATGGATGAGCTGGACGCGCAGTTGGACCTGTCTCGCAGGCAGATCTCGAAAGGAGCAACTAAGCTGATCTTTCGCGGCTTGGCTGAGCGTGTGGAAGCCGGGTGCTACCAGCTCACAGAAGCAGGAACATGCGCGGTGAAAGGCAATGTGACTTTGACCAGTGGCCCGATCATGCCTGACAGAGGCAAGAGCAGAGCGCCACAACGCAGCACCTTGCGTCAGCGGGCTTGGAACATCATGCGTATGGGAGAGGCTTTTACTGTTCCCGATTTACTAATGGCAGCCCAAGAAGGCACAGAGAAAACGGCGGATAACAACCTGCACCGCTATATCAATGCTCTGGGCAGGCTTGGCTACCTACTCGAAATGCCGCGCCGTGCGGCTGGAACAAAGCTCACCTCCAACGGATTTAAGCGGTGGCGTCTTCTCAAAGATACTGGCCCAGTTGCACCGGTGTGGCGTCCGCAATCAAAGACGCTGTTTGACCATAACCTGGGCAATTCCGGGGAGGTCGTATCATGCAAATAGATGTACGCGGCCTCCTTGAAGAACAGGTGGCAACACTTGGAAGCAGACAAGCTGTTGCAGATGCTTTGGGCGTATCACGTACGGCAGTCAGTCTTTATCTGGCTGGAAAACTTGAGGCCAATGGTGGACGAGTAGACCGCTTTGAAAGCCGTGCCATTGAGCGGTTTTGTGACCGCGTGCTGTGCCCATACCTTGGGTCGGACATTAGCCGGGAAAACTGTCAGAGCAACTGTGATCGGGCCATACCAACCAGTGACCCGGCAGCCCTGCGCCATTGGGCAGCCTGTCAGCGCTGTTCCCTGAACGCCTCCCGAACAGGTCAGGAAACAGCATGCTAAGCGGTCTCCTGAAAGAGCTTCGCGTTCTGTTTCTGGCCTCACGCTGCAATGAGGTTATGGAGCCGGAAGCTCATGAGCTTTTCGCCCAGACATTGCTCAAGGGAACGGAATTGGCTGAGCAGTTGGAACGGCTTGCAAAAAGCAAGGTGACACCCCTGGAAGCCTCTCATTTCAACGACCCCAAAATTGCTGTGTTCCCAACCCTGAGCCGGGGCACAAAATGTATTCACAAAGGAATTGACCATGACACATGAAACAACCGCACGTCTTGACCCTGCCCAGTACTGGGAAGATCCGAAGGGAGGCATGATCCCGGTTTGCGCGATCAAGCCCGAGCATCAGGAAGAAGATGCGCTTGTTAAAAACGTAGTAGCCAAAGCCCGTGAGCTGCACAGCTTGCTGGGAACATTTAAAACCCACAGCATGGGAGAGGTTCAAGCGTTTCGCGAACTGATTGCCGAAAAGTATGGCGCTCAAAAAGGCGGCAAGAAAGGCAATATGACCTTGCGCAGTTTTGACGGCAAGCTGGAGCTACAAATTGCAATCTCTGAAAGCATCAGCTTTGGACCAGAGCTGGAAGCCGCCAAGGCACTGATTGACAGCTGTATTCATAAGTGGAGTGAGGGAGCGAATGCCAACCTTCAGGTGCTAGTAGATGATGCTTTCCAGGTCGATAAAGAGGGGCAAATCTCAACAGGGCGTATCCTCGGCTTGCGCCGTCATTCCATTGAGGACAATGAATGGCTAAAGGCCATGGACGCAATCTCTGATGCGGTGCGGGTGACTGGCTCAAAAACCTACCTTCGCCTTTATGAGCGCAACCCTGCAACTGGGCAGCGCACCCCAATTTCTCTTGATCTTGCAGCCGTCTAGGAGGCCCCCATGAGCAGTCAACAAATGGGATACGATCTGCGCCGTGAGCATGAGCGCTTGAAGATCATCAAGGAGTATTGGAGCAAACGCGGCCACCGGGTTGCGGGGCTCGTTAATGTCAATCACGAAGACGGCCCAACTCCACTTTACACCACAATCACTGATATGAAAAACGGGTGCCCCATCGGGCATCCAGCAAACGGGGTGGGAGGAAGATGATGAGGGAACAATTCAAAGACCATGTTGTAAAGGAAGCGCCTGTACGCTCTTTCGAGCTGCGCAATGCAAACGGTAGCAGTTGCTATTGGTTCAATGTGACCTGGACGCCGGGTGTCTTAACTTTGGCCGGTGATCTGGGCGATATGACGGTCACTCACTATCATGCAATGTCGACTTTTGAGGAGGCGGTTCATTGGATTGACGACATCGCCCTGAGCTATCTTTGTGAGAAGGCAAGCAGGCGCCGCTCTTATTCGCCGGAACTAACGACAAAGAGCATCATTCAGGACCTCAATGAGCCGGTACTTGACGAGATCCTGGGTGAAAAAGGCTGGGGGACAGACAAACGCTCAGGCGGTATCCGGAAAGAACTGCAGTACCTTGCGAAAGACGCCAAGGAAGAGTTTGAAAACAAATATGAAACAGCTCTTTCGGAGGGACTAGGAGAAGAAGAGGCAAGGATACGGGCTGAGGAAGCTGCCCGTTTGGTCCGTGAAGATGACCCTTATGATACGGCTTCAGCCTGGACGATTACGGAAAGCGAAACGTGCGATTACATTAACAATCTGAGTCCACTTGACCGTTTCCGCATCCCAGACCATTGGAAGAGATGGGCGCGGGCGTCCTGCTATATCCATGGTCATGAGCTGTTCGTTTGCGATGTGACTAAAGCATCGGAAAGGCGTCATCTGCGGGATGAAATCGAAAGCCGGTGCCAAGACAAACGCGAAACGTTGGAGCTTCTTGATGCGTTAGACCGCGATTATGAGGGCCTTCGGTATGAGTTCACAGGCCAGGATAAGTGGCATCATGACTGTCTGCTTTTTTGGGCTTCGGAAATGAAGCGTATGGACTATGTGGGCACGGACAAGGAGGCAGCCTGATGAGTCGGTATCTTGCTCAAATTCATATAGCGAAGAAGGATCTGGCGCTGGATGAGGACAGCTATCGGGCTGTCTTGAAGCGGATAGCCGGAAAAAGCAGCGCTAAGGATCTGAATGAAGCACAGCGCTTGTGCGTTGTTACCGAGTTTAAGCGCCTTGGCTGGGAACCCAAAAAGCAGGGTGGCGCGTTCCGCCCTGCATCCAGCAAGGGCTATGTGCGTAAGCTATACGCATTGGCAAAAAGTCTGGACGACCTAGGCTATTGGGAGGCGCCTTACAAGGAGGCTCTGCGGAGCTTTGTCAAAAAACGCAGTGATGTGGATGATCCGGAGTGGCTGACCTACGACCAGGCCACCCCTTTGATTGAAGCCCTGAAAAAGATCGAAGGGAGGTTATCGAGATGAAGCTATTTGCAGCGGCCAACTTCAAGCGCTTTCTCTGTTCCAGTTTCAAATACTATCACTACAAAGCTGTGCTCGTGCGGTTTTTTGATATCGCGAAGAAACTGTTTGCAAATGACCTGGTCAATCACAAGGTACCAATCAATCCATGCTGCGGAAGAGAACAATTGAAAGATGTGTTCGCTATTCCATTGAGCGTGATCAATCCGGTTATATTCAAGAACTTTTTCGATGGCGTCTTCCTGCCACGATTCCAGTTTGGCTTCGGCTTGCACTCCGGAAGCAAACAGCAGGGCGAAGAGGGTCAATACAAATCTCATAGTAAATACCTTTTAAAACAATCAAATGAGGCGCGCGTATTCAATCAGCGCAACAGGGTATTTACAACCATGAGAGGCGCTCATGGTTGAGTTTCACCCAGTTACTGACCATGCGGTGCTGCGCTACATGGAGCGGGTTTTAGAGATTGATGTGGGTACCGTGCGCGAGCTGATTTTTCGCGAAACCGAAACCGCTTTGCTGGCCGGGGCTGCCGGGCTTCGCTGTGATGCAATCCGATATGTGTTTGCTGACGGCAAAGTGGTCACGATCATGCCCTCGAACCGGTCAGGAGGGCGTCATGGTTGAAGCAAAGCACCTGACCGAGGATATGCGTGATATCTATGATATCTGCGGTAAGGAGATGGTTGAGGAGCTTTTAAGTAAGCTGCCGGGGGTGGAAGTGAAAATCCCACTCAAGTGGAGCCAGAACAATCCTTTAGCGCTCATTGATCGTGTCTTTGCCGATTTACTGATTGCGGAATTACCGGGCAACAAAATCTATATCCCAACCCATGTGGGCCGGGGGGAGACCAGAGAAGCAGCGTTAAAAATGCGCAAAGATGGCATGACAACACTCGCAATTGGTTTGGAACTTGGCGTTTCTGAACGCTATGCCCGTACCCTGGTCTCGGGCAAGAAACTGCCCAGGCGCAAACCGGTTGACCCACGTCAGATCGACCTGGAGGATTTACTCAAAGAGCAACCGCCGTGATTTGCCCCTTGCGGAACTGCTTCCGTCGCACGAGATCCCAAAATATATGAGGCTCGCCCCAGTGATTGTTAGCTGAGGCGGGCCTCATGTCTTTTATAGTAGAAAAATTGCGCCGTGCACGCGGCACTCAAACCTCCGCAGAACCGCTGCTCAAGCAGGAAGCAGCTCGACTTGGCTGCGAGATGGCCGTCTTGCAGGCTGTTTTGGAAGTGGAAAGCAAGGGGGCCCCTTTTGATGATCAGGGCCGCCTGATCCTACTTCCAGAAAAGCACGTATTTTACCACGAACTACCTAAGTCCAAGCGACTTAAGGCCGTCACTCTCGGCCTTGCCGCCAAGCGTTGGAAGAAAAAGAATTACAAAGGGCTTGGAGGCTCTGGCTCAAATCGCCGCTGGGACCGCTTGAGAAAGATGGCAAAGCTTGATGAGACGGCAGCTTTGAAAGCTTGCTCTTACGGCCTTGCTCAGATCATGGGTTTCAACTTTTCCATGTGCGGCTATGACAGCGTGCAGGATTTTGTTCTGGCTCTTGCTGCAAACGGCGAAAACCAGATCAAGGCCTTTGTCTCTTTTTTGGAAACATCTGGTCTGCGCGAAGAATTACAAGCCAAAGACTGGCGGGCCATTGCCCGAATTTATAACGGCAAAGGTCAGGTGGACTATTATGCTGCTTTGCTTGCTGAAGCCTACGCCCGCATTGCTGGTACGACTTACAACTTTGCGACCGGCTCCTCTGGCGCTTCGCAGGTCTCCTCCTCTGAGACTATCTTAAGCCTTGGCTCTTCCGGCTACCGGGTCAAAGCCTTGCAGGAGCGTCTGGCAACAGTTGGGTTTCCTCTGCGCCCAGATGGTGATTTTGGTCCAGCCACACGGCGGGCTGTGGTGGCGTTTCAGGTGGAGCACGGCCTAAAGCCAGACGGGAAAGTTGGAGGCAACACTGAAACTGCTCTTGAGCAGGCCGTGCCTCTGACACAGCGGCACGATGAGGCCCGCGCAGATCTGACCGTTCGTGACCTGCGGGCGGCGGGCTCACAAACCGTTAAAAAAGCAGATGACCTGACGCGTGTTGCAAAGGTTCTGGTCGGAACCAGTGTCGGAGCGGGTGCACTTGGAGAGACCTCTCAAGGATTGTTGGATCAGCTTGGCACGGGAGCTGAACAGCTCAGCCAGCTTCGTCACCAGCTTGCCCCGCTGATGGAGCTTGCCTCCGATAACAAATGGCTTTTGGTTGCCGGAGTTGGGCTGGGGATCTGGTATCTGGCACGAAACATCAAGCAGCGCCGTCTTGAAGATGCACAGAGCTGGAGGCACGCAGGATGAGCTTATTGTTTAAGGGAGCCGTCTGGGTGTTGGACAAGCTTGGCGGCGGTATCGTTGACCGAGTACTCGGCCACTTTGAGGCACGAGCAAAAAGCGATAACGAGGCGCTCCGTATTGGTGCAACCGTTACCAGTGAAGAGATCCGCGCTGAGTTAGAAAGCCGCCGTGCCGCCCGCGATATTGTACTGGCTGAGCAAGGCTGGTGGGTGACAGCCATGATCCGCCCTGCATTTGCCTGGCCGATTGTCATTCACTCCGGCGCGATTGTAGCGGACAGTCTGTTTCACTTTGAGTGGGATGTAGCCAAGCTGCCAGATCCTCTTGGTACGTGGGCTGGCTGGATCGTCGGCGCGTACTTCCTCACCCGTCCTTTTGAAAAAGCCATTCGCGGCGCATCTACCCGGAGGGTCCGGTAATGTCTGAGCAGATTGCAAAGGAACTGGGAGAAATCAAAGGTCTCCTTCAGGGCATCGATAAGAAGGTCGATGGGCTGGAAGTCCGTCAGGAAAAACAGGATGAGCGGTTACGCGCCGTTGAACGTAAAGCCATGGTGAACAGCACTGTGGTCGCATCGGTGGTTTCTGTTGGCGTTGCCTTTATCAAGCAGAAAGTCGGGGCCTGAATGAGTAAGAAACCGTCCAAGGCAGATCAAAAGCGACTGGCGCGGCGGCTGTTTGTTCTTGACCGGCAAGCAATCCCGACCGTAGCATTTTCCATTGGCGTGTCTGAAAGCACCCTACGGCGCTGGAAGAAGGATGCGGCAACGGGTGGTGACAACTGGGATGCAGCCCGCTCTGCCAACGCTCTTGCAGGTGATCAGCCCCACTTGAGTGGTCCGGTTTGAAAGTTAG